AGTCGACTAGAAAAAGAAAAGATTCTGCAAGTAGCAGCCGACGAAGGCTTGCCAGAGTTCTTTGACGGTTTACGTATGGCACTTGATCCGCTTGTTACGTTTGGTGTTAAGCAAGTGCCTGAAGCAACAGAAGATGGACAAGGCTTGCCAGCCAATGCTTTTGCAGAACTTGCCAGACAACTACAAGAACGCGAACTGACTGGACACGCCGCTCGTGATGCTATTCATTTGGCGATGAGTGTTGCTACGAAAGAGCAATGGAATGATTGGTACCGCCGTATCCTTATCAAAGACCTACGTTGTGGTGTAAGTGAAAAGACTGTAAACAAAGTAGCGCCAGGCACTGTTCCTGTGTTTACTTGTGCTCTTGCTCATGACAGTGCCAAGCACGAAAAGAAAATGACAGGCAAGAAGCAGATTGAAATTAAACTTGACGGTGTTCGTGTTATTACTATTATTCAAGGCAACAAAGTAGAAATGTTTAGCCGTAACGGAAAACAGTTCCATAACTTTGGACACATTATTGCAGAGATTGAAGAAGTAATCAAAGACTATCCTGTACCTTATCCACTTGTATTAGACGGCGAAGTAATGAGCTCAGATTTTCAGGATCTAATGAAGCAGGTACATCGAAAAGATGGGAAACAAACAACTGATGCTGTACTGCACTTGTTTGATACTATTCCACTAGGTTGTTTTAAAAACGGTGTTTGGGACAAACCTCAGAGCTTCCGTAGCCTTATTACCAAGCATTGGGTAGAAGAACACAAGGATGTTCTAAAGCACGTACAAGCACTTGATTGGGAAGAAGTAGACTTAGACACCCAAGAAGGACAAGAACGCTTTGTAGCGTTAAATAAAGCGGCTGTAGACGGTGGTTATGAAGGTGTAATGATCAAAGACGTAGATGCGCCTTATGAGTGTAAAAGAACACACGCCTGGCTAAAAGCAAAGCCATTTATTGAAGTAACATTAGAGGTAAAAGATGTTGAAGAAGGAACAGGACGAAACGAAGGACGCCTTGGAGCATTGGTATGCGCTGGAGAAGACGATGGACGAATGGTCCAAGTCAATTGCGGCAGCGGGTTTAGTGACAGCGATCGCGATAGTTTCTGGAGTAGTCGCAGCAGTCTTATTGGGCAACTTGTAGAAGTAAGAGCAGACGCTATTACGCAAAATCAAGATGGCACCTACAGTTTGCGTTTCCCACGGTTTAAAACATTTAGAGGTTTTGAAGTTGGAGAAAAGTTATAATCAAAAAGACTTGACTTTTAACCTTATAACATATATACTAGCAAAACATTGTTAGGAGACTTCACATGGCACGTAAAAAGACCAAAGCACAATTAGCACCACGACGTAGAGGTGGCAAACTTTCAGGTCCAAGTTTTGATGGCTGGGAAAACTTAACTCCTCAAGCATTTGGTAAACTACAAAGAGCTGCAACTGATTTTTATTACCAAGAATATAAACCAGCAGATATAGTTCCTTATTTTTATACGTGGATGAAGTCTAACGGTTATACACCTAAACAGATTGCAGCCGCTAAAAAAGGCAATGTACGTCCTACAGCTGGAACATATGCTCGTATTTTGTTAGACGGTTGTCCAGACTATAATGAAGCATATGCAAAATATTGGACCAGTCTTCCAGGTACAGGCGATACTTTACAGCCACATTCATATTATTTGCACAAATGGGCTGAAGAAGCTATCGATAATGGTGAAAAGGTTGTAGAAGAAGTTAAACAAGAAGAAAAAGCCAAGAAGAATGTGTACGTTCCCACTATTCAGGAACGTATTCGTGATCAATCATTTGATATGGTAGAAGACATTGACGAATGGCTCGAAACTTGGATAAGTGATCCTAGCAAATTTGATCCGAAGGGTTTTGACTTTAAAAAACATTTTAACAAATTACAACCAAGTCAAGCACATGCTCGCAAAATGAAAACGTTTTATGATGGTATTATGGCAGATTATGACGAGCTAGAGCGCATGCCAACTGCCGGTCAGTTGAAAAAAATGGACGAAAAAGAAGCAGACCTCTGGGCACAACTTAAAGAAGGTTATGCTCATCTTAAGAAAGCAGACATTAAAAAGTTCCGTACTGCTATCGAAGAACTTATGAGCGCACTTGACTTTATCATTGATCAAGCAAAAGCAACACGCAAGCCCCGTAAGGCTAAGCCTAAGAGTGCAGACAAACTTGTTGAAAAGCTGAAGTTCTGTAAAGCAGATCCAAAGTATAATCTTGCAAGTGTTAATCCTACAGATGTAGTAGGTGCAAATGAGCTTTGGGTGTTTAATGTTAAGACACGTAAACTAGGCAAGTATGTTGCACAAAATATAGATCCTACAGGATCTAGAAGAGAAGGTAGCGGATTGCAAGTTAAAGGAACCACTATTATAGGTTACAACGAACAAGAAAGCATACAAAAAACATTACGCAAACCTGCAGATCAACTTAAAGATTTCAAGGCAGCAGGTAAAGTAAAACTGCGTAAATTCCTTGAAGATATTGCTACTACTGATACTAAACTTAATGGTAGGGTAAATCCCGATACTGTGTTGCTTAAGGTAAGTTGATAAATACTGTATGAGAACAGGATTTATCGCATGACCAATATTCGTGAAAGCCTTGATGCATTAGCAAAAGCACTTGAAGATATAGATAACAAACCAGCCCCTAAAGCACAAATTCTTGATAGAGAATTAAGTGGCAATAAAATTATGGGCGGAAAAATAGCAAAGTTTGGCAGTACTGGAATTAAAGACAATGCTACATATGCAGATAAAGAAGTTCTTTTTGTAGAAAACGATAGGATCATTGCACCTGCTGTACAAACACCTGTAATCAAAAACGCATTGAGCATTGAAGGTAACCTAACTGTAGACGGTGAAGTATTTGCAAAAAAATTACACGTAGATGAAATTAGTGCAGACGTAAGAAATGAAAGAACTGGACCTTTAGAATTCAAGGCCGAAAATGGCTCTATAGCAAACAAGGGTTTAATTTTTACCGGAGAGGGTAACACAAAACAATTTACTATGCAATCTAATCCTACTAGATTATACTCTAGTGAAATAATTGATTTGCACAGAGATAAAGAGTACAGAATAAACAATCAAACTGTACTTAGTGCAGAAGCACTAGGTGTAGGAATACACCATAGCAGCCTAACTAAAGTAGGTGTTTTAGATAATCTAGAAGTAGCAAATAACCTGACAGTTGATAATTACATGCATTATGATGCAGGATCTATGAGACTAGGGTTAGGAACACTAGAACCTAATGGAGCTATAAGTGTAAAAAGTTTAGAACACGAACTTGTCATTGATCCGACTGATGATTTAAGATTTAAAATAGGTACTTGGACCACAAGTGGATTGGATTTTATTACCGATGACACAAGAAGAATTAGTATAGAACCTACAGGTGGCATTAAAGTACATGAAAGAACAACATTTAATGATCGCATAGGCATTCGTGTCAAAAACTTTGGAGACGATGTTGACATAACTACGGCAGGACCTGTGCGTTTTCAAAATAAAAAACAAGAAGTTGGACCTGCAGAACCGCAAAATGGTTCTTACAGGAAAGGCGACATTGTTTGGAATGATAATCCACAACCAACTGGATGGATAGGTTGGGTATGTATTAGAGATGGAAGTCCAGGAACTTGGAAGCCATTCGGAAATATTTCTAGATAAATGAAAAATTTGTTATTACAAGTTAAATTGTGGAAATACTTTGCCTGGAGTTTTCCATTAATATTTCTAGCGGCGCAGTATCTTTTGCATGTGTTCGGCTTTGATGATATTATGGGACAATTAATTGTAATCGGCGGGGAAATTTTCTTTACAGTAAGTGTAATATGGTGGTGGTGGGCAGTGCATAATATTGCAAATATGATACAGTCTCTAAATAACGCAAATAAAAACTTAGAAAAGGTTGCAGATCAAATAGGTTTGATAAGAAAAGATCTTAAATGAGAATAGCATGTTTGTTATTGGAAATGGTGAAAGTAGATTAAAAGTAAATCTAGGTAAACTGCCCAGACCTCATGTCGGATGTAATGCTATAATCAGAGATCATTCTGTAGAATATCTAGTTTGTGTTGATAGAAAGATGGTAAAAGAAGCCATTGATAGAAACGCAAATGACTATAGTTTAGTATACACTCGCAACGATTGGTATGATTCTTTCAGGGCAAAACATATACGTAAGGTTCCTAAGTTGCCTTACTTAGGCGAAGAGAGATGGGATGAGCCATTTCAATGGGGTAGTGGTCCATATGCTGTTCTTATTGCAGCAATGTATGCAAAGGAAAAGTATGTTAATTTAATTGGGTTTGATTTGTATAGCAAAGACAAACATATCAATAATGTTTATAAAGACACTGTCAACTACGACAGTGCAAATAAAAGAGCTGTAGATCCTCGATATTGGGTACATCAAATAGGGATGGTGTTTCGATGCTTTCCTAAAATTAAATTTACAATTTATCAGACGCCTGACTGGGTATTACCAAAAGAATGGAAATATCCTAATGTTTCACTTGACAATCTAAATAATTTGTAATATAATAATTACAATATAGGACTTGGCGTCAACCCTAATAATTCTGCCGCCACATATTTTAAATAGGAGAAATATATGGCTTACTACTCAACAAAAACATATGGACACAACATCGGACTTTCAGCAGTATTCCGGCAACCCAACGCAGATCATTCTCACTGCCATTTATTACATGGATATAGTTTAGCATTTAAATTTACATTTGGATGTAGAGATCTTGATAATAAAAACTGGGCTGTAGACTTTGGAGGACTAAAACCTTTGAAGGCTTGGCTCGAAGATAGTTTTGATCATAAAACTTGCATTGATATTGCTGACCCGCACAAAGCTGAGTTTTATCAGTTACAGGATTTAGACCTTTGCGAAGTGAGAGAGTTTGACGGTGTAGGTACAGAAAAGTTTGCAGAACATGCATGGCGCTTTGCAGATCAGTTGGTTAAAGAAATGACAGACGGTCGTTGTTGGTGCGAATCAGTTGAATGTGCAGAGCATGGTGCTAACAGTGCAATCTATACACCCTTTCAAGTACAGAAGATGTCGTTTGTAGATGGCTAAGATTGACAAAACAAAATACACAAAAGATCAATGGAAAGTTATTAAGCATCAAAGAAAGATAGAAAAAAATCTAAAATCTTTATATTCTGCTACAAAAGACACAGAAGAAAAACGTTATATACTTTGCTTAAAACACGGTACAAAGTACAGTGCTGATTACGTTAACAAGCTATACAACAGTGTAAAAAGACACTGTACGCTTCCATTTGAAATGGTGTGTTTAACCGAAGACTCTAGCGGAATAGACAAAAATATAAGAATTTTACCTTTACCTGAAAATTTGACAGGGTGGTGGTGTAAACCTTATATGTACAGCAAAGATTTACCTCTAAATGGCACAGTGCTATATTTGGACTTGGATGTTGTTATTGCAGGTAATATAGATAAACTGTTCGAATATCAGCCTCACAAATGGTGTACAATTAGAGATTTTACAAGAGCTATGCGTCCTAAATGGAACAAGTACAATTCTAGTGTGATCCGATTTAAAGTTGGCGAACTAGATGATGTATGGCAAAAGTATATTGTAGATCCAAACAAAATAATAAAGAGATATTTTGGAGATCAAGATTACTTGTTCGATGCTGTAAAACACAATCAACCTTTATTGTTTCCTGACAGCTGGATATTAAGCTGGAAGTGGGAAGTAAGATCATCCAAAACACTATTACCAGGACACAAAGGTACAAGGAAATTACAAATAATAGAAGATGTAGTGCCACCTCCTGATTGTTGCATTACTGTTTTCCACGGAGATCCCAATCCTCACAACTGTGAAGATCCATGGGTGGTTGACAACTGGAAGTAAAGAGTGTATATTAAAACAATGAAAAATATCCAACGCATAGGCTTTGCATGCAAATACATGCATCCAGACCAAACGCAGAAGAAAAAACTGCTGGAGGAAATCCAGCGGCCACTAAATACCCGTAGCACAACAGTACAGTGGCTCAATAGACAAACACGTGATGTTGCCGAACAACGACTGTGGGACATCATGGTGCATAACATACAGTCGTATTACAACCTTATAAAATACGTAGGAGGATTACCTAATGCTTTACGAATGGTTAGATTGGGGAGTGATGTACTTCCTGTATTCACTGAGCCTACTTGGTGTTATTATTGGCAACGTCCTGATGTGGTCCGATATTGTGAGGAGCATTTCGCAAGGGTCGGCGCCCTCGCTAGGTCGCTTGATGTCAGGCTCAGTATGCATCCTGGTCAGTTTACTGTGCTGGCAAGTGATAATGATGATATAGTAGAGAGATCAATTGAGGAATTTGAGTATCACATCAACGTTGCGAGGTGGATGGGCTATGGCGTTAATTGGCAAGACTTCAAGTGTAACGTCCACATCTCAGGACGCAGAGGTCCAGCCGGTATCATCAACGCACTTCAACGATTGTCTCCAGAAGCAAGAAACTGCATTACTATTGAAAACGACGAAAACAAGTGGGGACTCGACGCAAGTCTCGAACTTGCCGAACATGTCGCACTCGTACTTGACATACACCATCACTGGTGCCGTGAAGGAGAATACATTCGTCCCACCGACGATAGATTTGCTCGCGTGATTGATAGTTGGCGTGGTGTGCGCCCTGTGATTCATTACAGTGTTAGTCGAGAGGATCTAATTGGCAATTATCCTACTAATATGCGCCCTAACATGGACTCTCTGTTAGAAGCAGGCTACAAAAAAGCAAAACTGCGAGCGCACAGTGATTATATGTGGAATAATGCTGTTAACGATTGGGCATTAGAGTTTTTACCTTATGCAGACATTATGGTAGAATCTAAATGTAAAAACTTGGCTAGTATTGCACTACATAAATACAGTATGGAGAAGAACAATGAACTATTTGAACAAGATGTACGGCAGAAACAAGCCGGGCCAGACCCAATCATTATCTAATAAAAATCCTAATAGAGTTTTAGGTGGATTGCGTGGGCAAGGCGTCGATACTATGACCGTATTAGGTGAAGATGGTGCAGAACATGTTATTCCCAGTCAAAAATATGTACAAGGTTTAGAAGAAAAAATCAGATCTTCTGAAGCGCGGCTAACAGTATTAGAAAAACAACTTAAAAGGATTCTAAGAAATGATTAAGAAATGGGTAGATACTCGTATTAAAGAGCGCACATCATGGGACGGCATAGTTCTTATAGGAGCAGGTCTTGCCATGCTACTAGCACCAACTAATATTATTGGTTTAGGCTGTATTGCTTACGGTGCCTGGACTATTTGGAAAAAAGAAGATTAGAGTTTACCAATAGGGATGTCAGAACTAGCAGAAAAATTCCATTTCTGCTTTTGTTCTACACCCTTTTTTTGTGCAAATTTCTTACTATCACAGTTCTTACACACGTGAAAGTAGGAATTAGATAATCTTTTTGGATCCATATTACCTCTTTGTCTTTCAAATTGTTGATCACAGTTGTCGCATCTTAGCATAACCATGGTTATATTCCTTGTGTAGTTATGTACCTTACCTAATTTGCTAGTTCTAGTGTGTTCTTTTTTAACAGTGTATTCTTTTAAAAACATAATTATATTTACATTAAGATTATAAAACGATACGATAAATACTCATATAAGGAGCAAAAATGAGCTTGATTACAGTTACTCCCCAGGCAAATAGCCAAATTGGAAAACTTTGTGAAGAAAACAAGTGCTATGCAATAACACTTAATATCAAAGGCGGAGGATGTGCTGGATTCGAATACGAATGGGGTGTTTCACAACAAGAAGAAATAGATAAACATGATTTTATCGTTACTTGTGATGAAGGCAACTTTGTTGTAGGAGCTCATAGTTTGATGTTCTTAGCAGGATCTGAAATAGATTATGTTAAATCTATTATAGGATCACAATTTGAAATAAAAAATCCTAATGCTCAAAGTAGCTGCGGGTGCGGAGTTAGTGTAAACTTTGACATGGATAGAATTCCAAATTTATAAACGGAGCAAAATTAAATGGCAAAACAAGAAGTAGATATTGGTGTTGAGGGCAATGACGGCACAGGCGATAGTATTCGCGAGTCGTTTCGCAAAGTAAATGAAAACTTTACAGAACTTTATGCTGTCTTTGGACAAGAAGGCAGTCTAAGTTTTCTTTCATTAGGTGACACTCCAGAAGCTTTTGCTGATAATAAAATTGTTACAACAAATGCTACTGGAGATGCAATAATATTTTCTAGTATTACATCAACAGATGGCACTATTGGTGTTGACTTAATATCAAATCCTGGAAACATTGACCTAACTGTTACAGCCATTGAAATTGTCCAAGACACTGTTGCTCCGACTTTAGGTGGACATTTGAGTGGTGAAGGAATTTTTGCAATCGGTGGCGTTGCTATTAGTGAGGCAGCGGCTGCTGCTCTAAGTAATCAGCCTGGTAGAGCAGAAATTTATACAATAGATGATCTTGTAATTACCAAAGGCTATGCAGACAGAAGATATATCACAAGTGGCTTACCTATTCGTGTTGCAGAAGAACCAGCAAGTGCTGAAGGATTTACTAAAACAATAGATTTTTACAATGGAGACGGTCATTTAGTATTTTCTAGCGGACATGGATTTGACAGTGGTGTAAACGGAACTCCATATATTTTCAATGCTGAAGATACAGATCCGACAAACTTAACTACTGGCACTACATACTATATTAGATACGAATCAGATACAGAACTTTCAGTATTCTTAGACAGAGTCTACGCAGAAGCTGAAAGTGATTCTTTTGCAGAGCCTTTCAAAGTTGTTGTTTCAGGTGCTATTGCTGCTGACGATACTCACACTATAACTGATGCTGCTTATGATGACAGCCTTGAAGGTAACTTCTTAAGTGATGTAGCAATGCCTCGTAAGAGTGTTGTGCGTAGAACAGGCGACACAATGACCGGTACTTTGACACTAAGTGATCATCCAGGCGACTTAGCAGGGTCTGGAACTCCAAATGGTCAAAGTGATTTACAAGCTGCTACAAAATTTTATGTAGACAATACTGCGTATAGTTCTCCAGAAGTACTATTTGTTAGCACAGCAGGTGACGATACAATGCAAGGAGTGCCATTTGGCAAGGAAGGTACAGCAAATACATATGCGTTTAGATCTGTAAATGCAGCAGCTAGAAGAGCAGCAGAAATTATAGAAACTGCTCCAGAAGAACCAGGACCTTATTTTCAAACACTGAGTTATGGTGCAACACCTATCACAGCAGGGACAGCAGCACAAGTAACAGCAGGCGGAGTAGAAAGTGCTGTTAATACAGGCACAAGGAACATCCTTGGAAACAATAGAAAGTTCTTACAAAAAGAAGTTATAGGGTACATTGCATTTACATATCCTGATTTTGCTTACAATGTTGAGTTGTGTGAAAGGGATTTAGGATTAATAATAGATGCTGTAGGATTTGACGCAACTAGAGGTGATACTGCAAACTTTTTATCAAGACAGGCAGCTAGAAGATATTACTCCAGCGTGAGTGGCAGAATTGCAATTACATCCCAATTAGAAAGAACAGATGATAGTTTTGCTAAACTGGGCGAGTTTATTCAGGCTGTATTAACAAACAGCCTTTTCAATCCAAAAACAGTAACAGCAATTACAAAGAAATCCGGTGATAATCCTGCGGTTGTTACAACAAGTACAGCACACAACTTGTCAGACGGCAATCAAATTATTTTTAAAACAGTGTCAGGCATGACTCAAATTATTGATGAAATAATTTATGTCAAAAAGATTACAGATACTACAGTAGAATTGTTTACAGATTCTACATTATCGACACCTTATGATAACAGTTCTTATACAACATTTGTAAATGATGGATCAGCACAGATTGGTGTAAGATACCAATCAAAGTTTGACCAGGACACAAGCATTTCAGCTCTTTCTCCTACAGACAATGGTTATATTGCAGTCACACAAAACATTAATTTAATTAGAAATATTATCAAGAATGGCATCAATGCAGGTGCAGACATTGCATATGGTAATAGATATCAATTAATAACTGATAACAGCAGTGCAGGGGAACTTGACCAAACTAACCCTGACAACGTTGATGCACTGCCAGGTAAAGTTATCAGAGGTAAACGTAGTGGTGCAATAGGTAGAATTATCACCTACACACAAAATACAGGTGGTACTACTTTCTTCCTTCAACCACTAGAAGCAAAAGACTTTGAGGCGGGAGAAGAATTAGAACTAGGAAATTATGTAAATGCAAAACAAGTAGTTATACGTGTAGAAGCAGGTATTTACGAAGAAGACTATCCTATTAAATTATCAAGAAACGTATCGCTCAAAGGTGACGAATTTAGACGTGTTATTATTCGTCCTAAAAGAAGAGTTTCTCAGTCCACATGGGCTGATACCTATTTTTATAGAGACAAAGAATTTGACGGTAATACTCTACTAACCACTGGTACGCCATTTATTAACCAAGTTGGACAAACCCAAGGCTATTTTGGTAGACACTATTTATTAGACAATACGAAAGCCCTTAACGTAGGTAATGCTATTAACAATTTAGGAAAGTATAATAAAGCCGCAGAAGTACTCAAATTAAATAGAGAATTTATCCAAGCAGAAGTTGGCGAATATGCAGATGCAACCTATCCTACACTATTTTCTATTGTAAGCAGAGCAAAATGCGAAAGAGACGTAGGACTAATTGTTGATGCTTTGGTAAACGATTTACAACGTGGAGGCGAAGAAGCTACACTAGAAGCACAAGGGGAATACTATGCAGGCGCACTTACTCCAGGTACAGAAGCAGAAACTGCTGATTCGATTGCACAAATATCTTCTATAGCAGCAGATTTACTTGCAGGCGTTGACCCAGCAGGAAGCGGATTTAACAGAGGATCAGTAGACGTAGATCTTACCCAAGGCATTGTGGAACCTGCGTGGTCAGCTGGTACAGATTATGCCCAAGGTGATTTTGTTAAAACTACTAGAGGTGTTACTAATTTCTATTATAGGGCATTAGTTTCACATACTGCTGAAGCAAGTGATCAAGATGTTGGTGGCAGCAATGACCAAGAATTAACAAACACCAATCGTTGGATAGCAGTTACAAGCAGCACCGAACAGGTTGGAGACTTAGTAGACAAAGTCAACTTTGCATTTGACTCTAACTATAATCCACCTAAGCGTAATGATGATGACGGTGTTGATGTCTTTATGATGGACGATGCTACTATTGTTAGAAACGTCACTGTGCAAGGTCACGGTGGCTTTATGTGTGTGCTTGATCCAGTAGGACAAGTATTGACTAAGTCACCTTACATACAAACAGCTACTAGTTTTTCTAGATCACGTAATGCAAAAGCATTTACAGGAGGCATGTTTGTAGATGCATTCTGCGGAAATATTCCTATGCGAGTATTAGGAAACTCTGGAAACAGTTCTACTTTTGGAATTACTGGAAGTAACGTAACATTAGATGCGTTTACACTTGTAGTAGAGTCCTTAGATGTAGGAGGCGAACCACAAGGATTGAAACTGCGTTTACCACAGTTACCTGCACCTTTCTATTTTGATGGTATTAGATACCAAGTAAATGCAATATCAAACTATGACAGCGGAACAGGTAAAGCAGTATTGTATCTAGATCCAAGTTCGGGCAATGACCTAGGTTGGAACAAGGCAGGCGCAGATAATGTTGGTGATCCAGGCCATGATGTTAATGATATTATACAAGACATTTTTTTACAAACTGCTGGTAACAGATCTATTTTAGGTAACGACTTTACACAAATTAACGATTTAGGATATGGACTTGTAACTACAAATGGTGCATTTTCAGAAATGGTTAGTATGTTTACATACTATACCCATGCTGCTTACTATGCAGCTAACGGTTCTGAAATACGTTCGCTTAATGGTTCCAATGGTTATGGTAACGTTGGTTTAGTTGCTGAAGGTGCTGACCCCAACGAAATACCAGACGAAGTTACAACACTTAAAAATATGGTGCAGCCTATTAAAGCATTTACCTATAGTGGTTTCACAAATGCTTCAGGTGACACAACAATAACTGTTTATGATTTCAAAGAAGCACCGATGTCAAACAGTTACATTTATATAGATCATGGCGGTGCAGTAGGACCACTTAACTATAGAATCAGCAGAGTTGAAAACCTAGCAGATCCAAATGGCGGCGGTATTGGTGGTTTCGGTAAGGGCGGAGCTGTTATTGCAACAGGTGTAGAGTCTGTTAACAATGCAAGTATTACAGGTACAATACCTTCAGTAACAAGTACTTTCTTAAATGTTAAACAAAAGAGCACTTCAGGTAGTGGTGTTGGTGCAGAATTTACAATAGCAGTTACAGCAGGCACACCTAACACAGCATTGTTTACTGTTACTGACGTAGGCTATGGATACACTGCGGGAGATACAATTACAATTGACGGTGCAGATATTGGTGGTGTATCTTCAACCAATGACCTTACTATACCAGTTACTTTAGCTTATGGTACAACACAAGGTACATATGTTGCTGCACAAAAATCAGGCAGTATTTCAGCTATAACACAGGCAAATCCTGTAGTAGTAACTAGCACAGGACACACACTTACAAATGGTGAGAAAGTTTATTTCTCAGGCATAAGTGGTATGAATAATCTTAATACAGAATCATATTGGGTAGGCAACGTTACTGCAAACACATTTGAACTGTACACTAATGCAAGTTTAACTGTTCCATTAAATGGATTGACTTTTGGTGCTTATACAAGTGGCGGTACATTCGAAACAAGCGGCGGCATAGGAAATCATGTATATAGATTAAGTTTACAAGAAGCCGGAAGTAATATCGATTATTATGGCGAACTACAAGATACTGTAACAAATAATACACTTATAGAATATAGACATGGCGAAAACTTTATATTTACAGGTGTTGCCGATTCTGAAGGGATTACTGAAAGACCAAGTACTGCTGTAAACTTTGATGAAAGTGACCTTGCTACATATAGAAGCACAGGCTTTACTCGATCAGATGATCAAAATCAATCTTTGGGTTCTGACGAAATTAGAGCTACCTTTGATGCAACATTTGGATTTGAAGAATTAACTGTTAAATTTGCAAAACTTACAACTACTGACCCAGATAATGGAGCAAAAACATTAGGGTCATTAGTAGGCGATACAAAAATTGCGATTGAAGCAATTAATGACGCAGATATAGAAACTAGACTAGTTACAGATGCGACAGATGCAACTAGTCAAACATTATTGCAGCCTGGAGATCCTGGTTACACAGGTGGTATGATATTTACTCATCAAGGTAAAACATTCCAAATTATAGATTATCAACCAGTAGACTATGGTACGATTACTGGTGCAACACAAGCTGATCCAGTTGTAGTGTCAAGCACGGGTCATGGGTTAAGCAATGGTGACGGTATAACTATTCGTAATGTAGGTGGTATGACTAATCTAAACGGTAACACCTTTTATGTAGGCAATGTAACTGCAAACACATTCGAACTTTATAGTGATAGCGCAATAACTAATACAATAGACGGCACAGGATATAATGCATATACCAGCGGAGGTCAATGGGTTGATGATGAAAGTGCTTGGTACATAGAAGTACAGGATTATCAAGCCGATGGCGCAGATTGGGACATTACAGGATCTGCTGCAAACACTGGTATAAAAACAGCATTTACGAAAGAACAAAGTTTATTCGCAGGACTACAAATTGGTACCACAGCTGAAATTACAATTAGTATTTCATTGTGTCGTGCTACAGGTCATGACTTTACACAAATTGGTACAGGCGGATTTAACACATCTAACTATCCTAATGTGCTTTTAGGTAGACCTACAGAAGATAAAGCACCTGCATATAGTGATGAAGACAATGCAAGTAAAGCTCAGGTATGGGA